AAGTATACAGCGAGAAATCATGTTCATTCATTGCAATTATTGGCAAGTGAGATGTTGGTAATGAATGATGATATTGTGGCGTTTAGAGTGCATGGGATTAAGAGTCCTTTTGGTAATACGAATTTGAAAGTATTGCAAGATGCAGCTATTGTTACAATTTTTGGTTTCGGATCAGGAGATAAAACAACGCCTGATTCTATAGTTGGTTTCGCGAGTCCACAAGGATGGTGTAATGCTAAGACAAGATCAGGTGATTGTACATCACCAGTCTTAGATCGCGATGGTAACATTGTGGGTTTTTGGACTCATGGAAATGGAAATGACTTTGGTCGTTTTGAATGTGTTACTGACTCATTTATTGCATTGGCGAAGTCTGGATTTCAAGTGACCCATAATGGTCTGGATTTTCAGTCTTCCCCCCTCTCCCAGAAAATTTGATTGAGAGGCCGTTCTATGAACGGTATCCTTCTCAATATTTGGAGAAGGATGGGGGACCGGTGTTTTCGGAAGACATGTATATTGGAGAATTACATGATCAATACTTGAAAGAAGAGTATTTCTTACCGGTAATGTCAATAAAGAAGAACCCAAGGTATAAAAATAAGCGAGAAATGGACCCACAGGTAAAGTGTTTTCTAGATGAAAATAATATTAAAGAAGAACCTGAATGGGGGCTTCCGGTACCAAATCCTGAAGCAGCTTATAAATCACTGTCAAAGTATGGAAAAGATCTCTACTTCATGAAACCTTCAATGGTTGAAAACATGAATGAAGCATGGGATTGGACAGAAAGACAAGTCAGCCCTTACATGAGCGAGAGTCGCGTTAAGTCAGCTGAAGAGGTGATTGATGGCCTTGATAAAACAACATCTACGGGTGCTCCTTGGAATTTAAAATATCCAAAAAAGAAACAATTGTTTGAAGAAGATCCAGATTTTATAAAATGGATTAATGATGATTGGGAGCGACTAGCAGTTGATCCAGAGTGGACAAGTCCTAGTACTAATTCCTTGAAAGAAGAAATTAGACCCACTGTAAAAACTTTGCAGAATAAAATTCGCACATTTACCGCAATGGCTGTAGATATAACAATTCATGGAAATCGGTTGTTTTCTGATATGAATGAGAAGATGAATGATAGTCATTTAAAGACTTCATCTGCTGTAGGTATGAGTCCATATAATGGAAATTGGGACCGATTATACCGAAAATTGCGAGTGTTTCCTAA